TTTTGGAATTGTCCTGCGGTAATCACAGCAGGGCTAACAGTTACGCTAGTAGTGCCTGATGTAGCAACCGTTGCCGCGGCAGTTACAACAAAGTTTCTCAACTTGTTGCTACCATACGCTTGACGGTTTTGTGGGTTGACCGCATACACGTTTGCAATTTGGATTACATCTCCAACATTCAGATTACCAACTGCTGTAGTAGCTGATAGTGCGATTGTTGATGTTGATGCCCAACCAGAGGTCAAGAATCCTGTTGCAGTTGATGTATTGCAGGAGAGGACAGAAGTACTGGACGATCCGAAGGTTTGTGACACAACGTTTTGGTCCATTTTCCAATTCATCCCCGCGCTGTCCCTACCCATCAGGCCTTTTCTGTATTGCTCGCCAATAGCTTCTTGTGGAACAAAAAGACCTTTGAGTGAGTCAACAATAGTGGCTGATGTGAAAGGTTCAACAATACATGATCTGCGACCGTCACGTGGTGCGCCTTCAGCGTCCAAGTATGCCGCGGCAGTCAAGTATGTAATCAAACCTGTAGGTGGCGTACCAGCTGTACCAACAATGTTAGCCGTGTTGTTCTTAGCCATAACTAAGCCATCACGGTCAATCTTGTTCGCAATCGCGGCAACAGCGGGCTTCAACACACGGTCAGAGAACATGTCCAAAGACAATGCCAAATCCTGTGTGGTAAATTGGGTGTCGACGTGGAATTGCGTGGCGAGTGTCACAGGCACAGATGTCTCGTTAAAGTCCTCCACATTAAGTGCTGGACCAGTAGTACCAATGAAACGGCCTGGTCTTCGGACATTGACCGTGTTACCGATCTTAGCCCCCACGACGGCAAACTGGTCATCATAATTTCGATCCACTTCGCTTGTGAAGGTCAACTCGTTTTCTAGCACCATAAGTGCTTCATTGGTGATTTTCGATATCGTGAGCAAATTATTTGCCATGATCTTTTTCCTTTAAATAAAAAATTTATCTGATCTTACCAGCCCGTCTTGCTTCTTTCCATGCTTGGTAAGTGCCGTGAAACTCTCCACTACTGTTAATAGGGATGTCTGCTTGACCATTACCAGCCTTCAAGGGCTTGATCGGTGCGGGTGCTTTACTTTTCACTACAGTCTCTTGTTTCGCTTCATTCCGTTCATACAGCTTTTCCAGCTTTCCTATTTCAATTAAAGCCTTGCGTGTAGGCATCTGTGCCAGTTTCTGTGCGTATTCCAAATCCTCTGCTAGGTGATATAGGATTCTTGGTCCAACATCGCTCTCCAGTATCGAATCTCGAATATCGTCACTCACCACCACGTTTGCGGTAGACACAATGTCATCGTAATCGGGCATATCGGCCTTCACTTTTTCTAATTTTGCAGACCAAGATTGGATAACCTTTTGTCTCTCCTCATTAGCCTTTTTGTTGGCCTCCTGCTGATCGCGTTCTTGCAAAGCCTTTTCTGTTGAATACTGAGCCAATGCCTTTGCGTACTCAAACGCATCTTGGAATTGTCCAGGCTGTGGTTCATCGTCAATGTTCTTCACCTGTTGTGGTGGTGAAGCCTGTTGCTCTAATGCCCTCAACCTTGCCTCTAACGCTTCACGCTGTTGGCGTTCTGCTTGCGCTTCTGCTTTGGCCTGTTCGCGTTGTTTGGTCAGTTCAGAAAACCTTTTCTCTAATTTCGGATTCTGCTTACGTTCCTCTGTAGGTTTGGCCTCATCTTGCGCTTCTAATTCACTCTGCTCAACAACTTCAGATGGCTCGGGAGCATCCTCAACCGCCACATCATCGTTCCTGTCAGCTAAACCTAGTTTGTTAGCGTAAAAATCTGCCGCATTCTCACTCGTCAATACTGACGATGCTTCTTTTTCAGACATAGGTCACCCTAAGAATTAACCCGATTTACCTAATCGGTAAGGTTTTGTGGCAATTTACCACTAAATCATTAGCTTGTCAATCATGCCATTTTTCATAGTTTTTGAAATGCTCGCCATAATCAATAACTGGAACATGACTGATACCCAATTCTTTGGCTGCATAAGCACGGTGTCTTCCATCCTCTTTGCCATTTTTTCTAATTAACAATGGGTCAAGATGTTTGCCACTCTCAATATGTTCTTTTAACAAATCTATGTTTTCACGGCTTTGATCATCAATTTTTAAAGGTGCTACTTTTTTTATGTATTCATGTGGAGGAACTTTTCTCATAATTCCACCTTCTTTTTTATAAGTTCCTTCACCATACCAAGTGCCTTCTGGCGCAATAGGGTAAGTTTTTTTAGCTTTTTTAAGTAAACCTCTTTTTTCTAATTCTTTTTTATCGAATTCTGCTTTGTTGTGGCTAGTAACTAATGGCATTAGATGGCCCTTTCTATTGCTTCGGCTTTAGCTTCACGTTCACTAATTCTATCCAAGTGGCTTAAATATACGGCTAAATCCGCTTTAATTCTTTCAACTTCGAGTTGTGTCTGAGTCTTAATAACCGTGTCGTGCGCTTGCGTATCGGTACGCAATACCATATCTCTGTGGCGCTCTTGGTCACGCAATTCAATATCATGCGCCCTATTAGTCTCTTTAATCAAAGTTCGCTTAGTCTCTGCATCTTGCTTCATCTGCTCAACATCAGAACGATTCTTCAACATCAATTGCATACCTTGTAACTGTTGCTGGAGCTGTTGAATAGTCTGTTTAGATTGCGCCAGTTGCATCTGAACCTGTGGCGGGACGGGTGATTTGTCGTCAATCTGCGCCAACGGGTTTGATGCGGCAAGCCTGTCAGCAATGACCTCAGCCCCAGGAAAATCCATATTGCGGAAAATTAAGTCTCCTGCCACATTCATCAAGTTCGGGTCTGCGGAAAGCAACGGCATCATCATTTCTACAGCTTCAATGCGCTTGCTGTTGTAGCCTGGACCCGTGTCCATCACAACATCATATTCTCCAACTGTTACGTCATTCAGAATTTTCATTACGCCTTGTTCATCTTGTTGACGCTTGTTTATCTGTACTAACTCAGGTTTTCCATCGTCACCAATGATCCGCATTACTCTTGCGTTATCGTAAATCTTAGGCACTAAATCAAGAATAATCTTAGCTGTGTGCTTGATAGAACGAGTCAAATTGTCGTAGTAATGAAAATTTGTTAGATCAATCTGCTGTTGCTGACCATTAAGAGCTTTCCCTGATATGTTGCCAGTTGCCATTTGATTTGGGTCAAATATGCCCAACACAGCTTGCATATCAGCGTTAATACCATCTGCGGCGGCAATTATTCCTGACGGAGGGGCTTCAGGCTGAATCCTTGTAGGTGCTGGTGCGGGCACGCCCTCAATGTCCTTCTGCTTGTATCTGAGAACAGGCATAGCTTTAATGTTAGCCATAGCCCATTCGTTTTCGTGACCCTCGTCCTGACCTTCTGCAAGCAACCATTTAGCTTTAGGTGCTAGAGCTACTGATTCGGTCAGCGCAGTCTTCCAGAAGTTGTACATACGCTGTGGGTCTTTTGCCATGCGTACAAGACCGTACTTTTTGCGCTTGTTCTCAACTATGAATTCTTCACCATAGACGGGCACAATTGGAATGTACTTAGATGCCCAATCACCTTCTTCAAGCACTTCAATAGCTGTACATTTGATCTGCTTGATTTCTTTTCTAAAAGATGGGCGCTCATCAATGACGTAAATGCCCATCATGGTCAAATCTTCTTGACTAGGCAGGTCTGATCTAAATTTCTTTTCACCGTTGCTCAAAAGGCACAATTTCTCAGGTTTTCTAACAGTATAGAAATACTCAGCTATGCGAATATCTTCTTTCATTACCCATTCTGCGTTGCTGTCGCCTGTACCGCGTTGGCTGAATCCCGTACCATCGTCAGCATCAGGATACATCTTGCGAAATATTTCTTTGCTGACAACCTGTGTAATCAGACATTTCTCAGCGTCAGACCCGTCTGGTAGGGTGCTGTTAGGGTCAAAATACACCGTGAACGGATTATGTATTGGCTCAATGTAGATTTCTTGGTCAAATGAGTCTTCCCGCACATAGTCGGTCTTGACCCGCCAGTAGCCAAATCCCATCCTGACAGCATAATTAAATGCGTTGTCATAAGCGTGGTCAGCGTCTGAGTTAACTTCAATGTGTCTACAGATGCCCGTCAGTATTTCAGCAACTTTTGCATCTGATTGATTGTTCATGCCGTGAACTTTGATGCGTGGACGCTGTTGACGCTGTTGATTGGTGACTTGACGTACATAAGCATCAATCTTGTTGATCGTGAGACAAGGTCTAGCCTCAAGTGTACGGCTGTTCTGAATCTCTACAGGCCATTGATCGCCTGCGGCAAACTTTAAGTCTTCAAGAGCTTCTGAACGATTGTTCGTGTCAGCATCGTTAGCTAACTTTAAGAACTTTTTAGCTTCATCAATACGTGGGTCAAAGTCGCTTTGATTTTCTGACATATTCATCCCATCCAATTAGCGGGTTCAAAAACAGGCTTTTTGACTACCATCTTCTTAGGCTCTTGTATCATTAATCCTAACATCCTAAACGCATCTGCGCCATGTGAATATTGATCATGCAACGGATTACGGCTAAATTGTTTAGTGTCAGGATCGACCTCGTAGCGATAGTGTCTGAGGCATTGTAGCCCATCTACGCAATTTTCCCTATCAAACCAGCAATTTCTGAAAATTGTTCTAGCGGCATTAATGCTGTCAACTATTGGTGTTCTTGGAATAATGCGAGTTTTGTAGCCTGATGACCGAACGATTTCTTCAATTGATCGTCCTGCGGCGGCGAGTGTCTTGTTCTCAGCATCGTGTGGCAACCATAGCGTGTCGTAAACGTAACCATAAGTTTGCAACTTTGCCAATATTGAGCTGATTGTTTCCTGACTTGTCTCAAAGTATCTGATTAAACGGGTTTCCATCCCGATAAACTGAACGAACCACACAGCCGTTGCGTCTGACCAGCCTAAGTCAAATACAGCGTGAACAGGCTTCATCGGGTCATAGTTGACTTTTGTAATTCGATCTTCTAGCTCTGCTTGTTGCATTTCTTTAGCAAAGATTGCACCATCAACAGTAACCCGACAGATGCCTTCCCAGACTGTGTTGTAAGCTTCAATGTCTCTAGATTTGAGTGCGTCTTTCTCTAGCTTCAATGTCTCTGGAAACCATGGATTGTCTGACCAATTGATCTTTTGCACGATTGCGTTATTGGGCGAGTTAACAATAAAACGCTGATATGTGTTGTCTGTTGCTAATTCAGGGTTAAAACTTACCCATATTTCAGACTGTTCTTTACGAATTGTAGGGATTAAAACATCCCATGATCGAGCTGAAACGCTTTGTGCTTCCTCAACCCAGCAAATATCTACGCCCTCGTATGACTTAACATTAGCTACGTTGTTCTTCAACCCGACAAAATTAAACTCTGTGCCATTTTTGCCTCTAATTGTTCTGTCCACAACTTCATAGAACTCTGTTAAGTTCATGTTGTTGATTTGATCGCTTAACAACTTGTGTACAGAATCTTTGATTGAAGTCTGAAACTCACGGGCACACAAGACACGAATCGGTTTGTTAGCGCCTATGATCAGCAATGCTCTAGCGATACCCCATGACTTAGCGCCTCCTCGTCCACCCCACAATACCTTGTATCTGCTAGGGTTGAACAGGCATTGCAGTTTGACAGGAAACTCTACGTTAGCTTGCATTGTTGGCGTTCCCATGAAGCAGGGTTAGGAGAACAACACTCTTTAATATCTTCATCCCACGGGGCTAGGCCGTTTCGCCAACATCTTTGGGCGGCACAAATGACACCTGTATGCTTGATAGCAAAGGCGCACCATCTTCACCCGTTAATTCTTGTTTGACCGTCTCAGACCACCTCATTTGGGCTTTTGTCCACCAAATCAATGAGGTTGTGTCTCCACCTATTGCCTTGCTAAATAGCGTCTTAGCAATCTGCCCATTTGCTTTGGCTTTGCCCATATCCAATTCTGTGCGGTAATACTTGCGTAAAGTCTTATCATCAATGCCCACCAATATAGCTATTTGTTCGTGAGGCAAGCCTAATCCACTGGTGCTTTCAACCAGTTTACGGAATTCATCCGTTGGAATATGTGGTTCTTG